ACCTTTGATACCGCTAACCATTGCTGTAATGAATCTGTTAATGCCACGATAAGGCTTGCCACTGACAATGTTCTTGTCTGCACTAGCGGGTGCATGCCACGGCTTTACCCACGGCGTAGCACCTTTTTCTAATTCGTTGATGATTGAGTCGGTAATTTCTTGGTAAATGGTAGTCATTTGTCGAATCTCCGTATGTAGTCGGAATTGCTTGTTATTGAATTCTGATAATGTTTTCTTCGCAATACAGTCTATTAGTGCCGAATAAACCATGTGCCCTACTAACTGCTTGCCATGAAATATCGGTATGTTTGAGTTTACGAAAACCCTTGCGAAATGAAGGGTGAACAATCTTATCGTCATTAACGTGAAACTCTGCACCAGATTCTAAAAGCTTGATAATTGCTTCTTTGTTCATTTTGTAATCCCCTAAGTAGTTAATTAAACTGTAGCTTGATAATGTTCAATTACTATTGAATTAAAGTATTCAACCATTGGTACTACTCTTTCCAGTTGCTTTGTTGCAATAGCTTGAATCACTTTGTTTTCGCTTGATTGCTCTTGAATCAATTGCTCTCTACGTAAAACCAATGTGACGTGTAACTCTGTTATTTCTTCTATTGTCAGTTCTACATTGTAGTTATTCATTTTTAGCCCCTATTTGATTATTAAGTTACTGCTATATAGGATTATGCATATATTATGCCACTACGTAAAGCTTTTATTTGCGTAAAACAACTGTATCAAACGATACACTTGTAACTGTTACACTTGTAACACTGTAACAATGTAATTGTGATAACAATGCATAGTCTATGCATATATATGTATATATATATATAATGGGTTTATATAATTAACATATAAGTTGTTTAATATAAATATATAGTAGTTGTGTAATCTGCAATAGGGGAAAAGGCAAGGTAGGCGCTCTCTCATCGTCCCTAGACGATAAGCATAATGGGTAGGGGGTTGACTACCCTTCCCTACGTTTAACCGCTTGGCTAGTGCTTAGAATCGTTTTAAACGCTAGTCAAAAGGGAAAAGGGTTGTCGCTTTCTGTTGTTATCCTTCTACTTGTCTTTTTGCCACTGTTGATGGGTCTTGACCTTGATTGTTGCGTGCCCTATCCCGCTCCCGCCCCAAAGAAATTTGCGTGGTGATGAACATATTTTTTTCTAGGTACTATAGAATATAGTTTTCTAGGGAAGGATATGCCATGAAGGATTGCGGTCGTTGTGGCAAGCGTAAAGAGCCGACTGATTTCTCGGTGAACCGGGCTAAAGAAGATGGCTTGAATAACTGGTGTAAGGCTTGTTTGTCTGCTTACGCAAAGGATCGCTTAGCAAAGGCTAATGCTTCTCGCCCGGACGGTTGGAAACGGAAAACGGAAGACCGAGCCGCATATCAACGAGAATGGGCTGCTGCCAATCCGGGATACATGACCAAGAAAAAGAAAAATTGGTGGCAAAAGAATAAAGACAGGATGAGGGTTAAGGATGCTTTGAGGTATGCCATAAAGACAGGTAAGGTTTTAAAGACTCCTTGCCATGTTTGTGGCTCTGAAAAGGTTGAGGGCCATCATCCTGATTATTCGCGTCCTTTGGATGTTGTATGGTTATGTAAAGAACATCACTTAGAAATCCATAGATAATTTACTGTTTTCCGTGTTTCTGGTATTCTTTCTTTGCCAAACCTCCTTAACTTGGCTTGCAGTATCCGGGGTTAGTAGTTGGCGCTACTAGCCTCAACACACATGAAGATTGGCTTGCTACTGGAGAGTCATGACAAAGGTAGTGAGATCAGCGGAGTGTCCTTAGTGACTAAGCGGCCTCGTAAGGGCGCAGTCTTCAGTTGTGTTGGGAAAGCGGATGCTGTTGTAGTTCCATAAGCTGCCAGATCAAACAGATGCAGCGAGTACCGACTTTAACTTTGCAGTGTGGTTGTTTTAGCTTTACAGTTCCAAGACGCATGAGGATTGGAAAGGCCAGCTTGCATCCTGCCCCTTCGGGAAACCGGATAGGCGCACGAACGACAAAAGTCGGGGGAAGGGATGTGCAGTCCTCAGCCGTGTTGGTACTTATGGGTATATGGTGAAGTCGGAGATGGTTTTGCTTGAAGGCTGTGAGTACCAACAATCTTGATTTTCCTTGTGTGTTGACTGCGTCTCCCCTCACTTGGCGTAGTCATTTAGCCCCGTCCTTGTGATGGGGTTTTTTTTCGTCCATAAGTAATATATGATTATGGTTAGGAGGTATTGATATGGATAGAGGTGAGGATATGGGAGTTATTATTGATGATGCTGTACCTATGCCGGGTGCGAGGGTAGTTAGGCGTTATCCGTATGCGGAGATGGGGGTTGGGCAGAGCTTTTATGTAGAGGGTGTGCAGATGCAAGTGGTGCTGAACGGTAATTGGAGGGCGGGTAAGAAGTTGAACATGAAGTTTATTGCTCGTCGTGAAGGTGATGGCATACGTGTGTGGAGGTCGGAGTGAAGACACCTAAAGAATTAGATGTCGTGAGAAAGGCTGAGTGGTTTTCGGATACGCCTGATGTTGTAACGGCTATGGAGTTGGGTGGCTATACCACGTGGGCTAGGCATTTACACAAGATGTTCATTTATCACAAGGCGTTAATAGCTGAGATTAGAAAGCTACGTAGGGAATTAAAGGGAGGCAAACATGAGTAATGTCATAGAGTTGCATGAAGACTATGTGGATATGGAAGCAGATGACTACTGGCAAGAGGTTCGTCGTATGAACCATGCTGAGCTGGTGATGGAGTTACGGCGGCAGCAAGCCCGTTCTGCTGGCCTGTTGGCAGAATGTCTATCTGAGTTGTCGAGAATGAAGAAGGTGCTAAATGGAGAACTCTACGAAGGTGAGCGATACGCAGGATAAGTACAAGGATGAGCTATTGCTCTCCAGACGTATCTTGAAAAATGAGATGAACAGAGCAATAAAGGCTATCAAACCTGCTGAGAAGATAGAGTTAGTACGCGGGTGGAGAGAAGTGTACAGGCCAGAGATAGTGGATGAGCTTCTGCGTGTTGCTAAAGACAAAGAAGCAAGGCTTCGTATTGCCAACTGGAATCTGGATAACTTTGACGGGGAAAGAAGAAAGAAATGAAATCTATTGCAGTAGTTACTGCCACTACAGGCAGAGAGTCGTTGTTGCAGACGATAGAATCAGTAAAGAAACAAACTTACCCGTGTAACCACTACATCTTTGTTGATGGTCAGCATGAACTTCCACGTTTTGATAACTACACCAATATTGTTGTGTTGCCAAAACCTACAGGGTTAAATGGCATGATGAACGGCGGCATTGTTGCAGCCTCTGCTTACCTTGTTACGGAAGATTACATCTGCTGGCTAGATGACGATAATTGGATTGATCCTAACCACATAGAAAGCCTTGTGGAAGCTATTGAAGATAAACCCTACGCCTACAGCCTACGTAAGCTTGTGGAACCCGATGGCACGTTTTGGGCAAATGATGACTGCGAAAGTTTAGGACATCATGCTGACCTTATAGATTTAAATTGTTATTTGATGAAACGCGATCTAGCTACAGGATTAGCACCATGCTGGTATCAGACAACAGGGGAGCTGATGATCGGAGATAGGTACGTATGGGCAGTGTTAAAGCAAAACAACATTCCTTATGGAGCAAGCGGAAAGTACACAGTCAACTACCGCCTAAACCCAAACAGAGATTTAAAACCTATGTTTTTTCAGGGGAACATCAAGAACCTAGCCAAACACCAAAACAAACTACCGTGGAGCAAAGCATGAGTATTGCAGACAAAACAATTGCAACTATGCGTGGCCCAGCCAATATGCACATTATTTGCATAGACGTAACCAACAAGTGCGACCTTGCTTGCTCTAACTGTACACGCTTATTAGAAAACCAAGATACCCATTGGGAGATGACTCCTGATAATTTCAGAGCTGCTTTGCGTAGCTTAAAAGGTTTTTACGGAATTATCGCTATGATTGGCGGCAATCCCTGTATGCACAGACACTTTGAAGAACTCTGCAAAGTCTTCGTAGAAGAAATACCTAACAAATTACAACGTGGGCTGTGGACAAATAATTATTTTAAACATCGTCAGCTTTGCTTAGATACTTTTGGCACATTTAATCTCAACACACATGGCGCTGAACGCGCAGAATCCGTAATGAACGATTTTGCACAACAAGCAGCTAGAGGTGGTGCAGTTGTGTGGAACTATTCTGGTCACTCTGACCATGCCCCACTACTGACCGCAGTTAAAGACTTGTACTCAGAAGATGAAATGTGGGAAAAGATTGGTAACTGCGATATTAACCGTGAGTGGTCTGCTTCTGTTGTCCAAAACAAAGGTGAGCTACGCGCTTACTTTTGTGAAGTAGCCGCAGCGTTTGATCTAGCGCGTAATGAAGACCACGGCCTTCCCGTAGAAGAAGGATGGCAACAACAACCTATAACAGCCTTTGCAGACCAAATTAAACGGTTCTGCCCCGGTTGTGGCGTACCTGCTAAGCAACCACCTATGAAAGACTTTGCAGACACAGATACCTACACTGACAGCAACGCCGATCTAGCAATAAAGTCACAAAGAGATAAGAAGCGCAAAATTATTTATATGTCTGTAGAGAATAAAAAAGAAACAGACCGCCGTGTTACTTCGTATAACTCAAACTAACTGACATGAATTTTAATCTCAATCAGTTTTACAAATTTTGTTCTCAGTTAAAGATTGAGACAAAAGAACAAGGATTGCGTAACCTAGATAATTTATTAGGTACGCAAACCTACGTAATGGAAGAAATAGCGCAGGGCTTGAAAGATAACATTCACTTCTTTGTTATTTTGAAAGGCCGACAACTTGGCATTACCACTATTTCTCTCGCCCTCGACCTCTACTGGCACTACTTAAACAATGGACTTAATGGAACACTGGTCACTGATACTGAAGAAAACCGAGACATGTTCAAAGGAACACTCACGGCCTATATGGATGGTTTACCAAAAGAGTACAAGATACCCATACTCTCACACAACAGAAACTCGCTTGCGCTCAAAAACAGAAGTCGAATCTTTTATCAAGTCGCAGGGCTTAGAGCGAAAGGAAGTCTTGGTCGTGGCAAGGGCATCACATTCCTTCACGGAACAGAAACGTCTTCGTGGGGCGATGAAGAAGGCTTAGCGTCACTCTTGGCCTCGCTCGCTGAAACCAACGAGAAGCGTCTGTATATCTTTGAGTCAACAGCGCGTGGATTTAATATGTTTCACGATATGTACACGACTGCTAAACGCGCACGTTCTCAACACGCTATCTTCTGCGGCTGGTGGCGTAACCAACTCTACACTGTGCCGGGTGACTCTAACCTCTACAAAGTGTATTGGGATGGGAAGCTAACACCTGAAGAAAAGGAATGGACGCGAGATATTAAAAAGCTCTACAACGTAGAGATCAATTCGCGGCAGATTGCTTGGTGGCGCTGGAAGCTCTACGAAGGTATTAAAGACGATGCGTTGATGTATCAGGAGTTTCCTCCTACTGAAGACTACGCCTTCATCATGACGGGTACTAGCTTCTTCTCTAACGCCCGTTGTACGGATGCTATGAAGATAGCTAAGCAGATTAAGTGCGACCACTACCGCTACAGCATGGGTGCTAACTTTGTAGATACAGAGGTGCTGAAATCTACAGACAGAATGTCAACCTTGAAGATATGGGAGGAACCCATTGATACAGCTTTTTATGTCATTGGCGCTGATCCTGCCTATGGCAGCTCTGATTGGGCTGATCGCTTTTGCATACAAGTGTACCGTTGCTACGCTGACGGTATGGATCAGGTTGCGGAGTTTGCTACACCAGAGATGAACACCTACCAGTTCGCGTGGGTGATTGCCCACCTAGCTGGTGCGTACAAAAACTCAACGCTAAACTTGGAAGTAAATGGCCCCGGTCAGGCAGTCATTAACGAGTTACGTAACTTGAAGCGTCAAGCAGCAGCGTTGGGCG